TCGGCGGTGATTTCTTGAACCGGGAACTTGGATTCGTAGACGCTGGAGAAGCCGGGTTTGCCCTGGCCGGAGAAGCCCGACACATAAGTTATGCCGCCGGGGGTTAGATTAGCGGGTTGGTTTTTGAGTTGAACATCGGCGACCATCGGCGGATTGACCATCTTGTCGATGGCCTGGGCTTTGCGACGAGTCTCGAGTTGGATTTGCTTTTGATCGGGGAGGCCGTCCATGGCGGGGCTACGACCATAGGCGTCGTTGGAGACCAAGTCCCAGCGACCAATGATGGCCATCTTCTCGTAGAAGCCGGATTTGCGAAGGAAACTTGGGGCGAGGTTGATGCCGCCCTGGGGGCTGGTTGATCCGCCCCAAACCCAGTAGGCTTCGCGATAGGCGAAGTCCTCGGAGAAGCCGAAGTCTTTGCCTCGACCATCGTCGTTGGGCTCGATGGAATGGGCGATGATTATTTCACGGGTGAGGTTGGCACCGTTGGGATCGTCGTAGAGGGCTAGAATGCTGGCGTCACAGTTCTCTCGGCCGAAGTATTTGACTGTAGCATCGATGGTCCAGGTGAACTCTCGGTAGAAGATGCATGGGCGATAGTTGCCATCGATATCAACGTAGTATTCGCCGAGGCAAGGGTTGATGCAGTTAATGACGGATTTGAAGTCTTCGTAGATGAGGAGTGCTGCAGTACCGAAGATCACGAGGTCGTGGTAGAACACGGCGATGCTGTTGTAGAAGTTGGACTCGGCGAAGATTAGGTACAGCAACCGTTCACACTCAGCGAGCCACAGGCTTACCGGGCTGGTTTTGGTCGAGTCGAGGCGGCCAACCTTCAAGCGAATCCACGGCGAGGTAGGACTGGATTTGCCACTCACGAGCCCGGCGCTCAGCCTCGCTGCGAAGATGCAGCCCGAAGAATCCAGGATGTGTTGGTTGATTGGAGCTCCGCGAGCCATCATGTTTGGAGTTATGAGCCATTTGTATCTCCTGGGGAGGAAGTAATCCGCCAGCTCGCGCCAGTGGCACCACCAGCTATAGCGATTCACTCGCAGACCCATGAGGCGACCCATGGAGTAGCTGAGGAGCTTCTGGTCTGCTGGTGAGGTTTGTCGGGCCATTAGACTCTCACCGGGGATTGTTCGGACTCGGGGACTGAGTTCATCTTGTCGCCAACGCCGCCGTCAGGGGATTTGAACAGGCGACCCTCGGAGTGCATCTGCGCGGCCGCCATAGCCACGTACACTCCGTTCGGCGGAGGTGGTGCGGGTTGTTGAGCTTGAGGCTGGACTTGGCCTCGGCGAGCGGAGATGATCATGGGGTTATTGTCCTAACAGGGATTTGCCGCCGGCGAGGTTATTGGTGGTGGCGGCAGCGGCTTGAGCGAGGAAACTGGGACCGGCTGCGGAGGTACCAGTTTTGTTGCCGATGGGGGATTGGACGGGTGGGGCCGGTGGCGGAGCGGAAGCTGGTGCAGTCGATGTACTGCCGGTGTCGCCGATAAGATTATGATAGGCTTTAACAAGGGGGCTGACCATGGATTATTGTCCCAGCAATGAGCGTTGGCCGGAAGTTTGGTTGGTCTGGGGGGTGGCGGCAGCAGCGAGGAAGCTGGGAGTGGCACCAGAGCCGGTGTTGGAGGTTTGCGAACCAACTGGGTTTTGAATGGGTGGTGCGGCAGGCGGTGTGCTGACTGTGACACCGCCGGCTTTCTTAGCGGCCTGGCCAGCTTCGACAGCGCCGTAGATGCCAGCACCAGCGCCGGCGACTGCGGCTGCGGTACCGAGACCACCGGCAGTGCCGAGTGCTCCGATGCCGGAGCTAACTGCGCCACCAACGCCTGACATGATTGCACCGAGACCGGCTGCGAGGGAGATTGGATCGACCATGCTAAGCCACCATTCGTTCGGGTTCGTAGGGATTCCAGTCGCTGACCACCAAGTCTTCGTGCGGGAAGTCGCCGCCGGCATTGGCTGAGGCCGCGAGGGGTCCACCGAAGGTCAAGGCCAGAGCGTCGAGGTCGTCGAGGACTAGACCGGGGTTGTCGGACATGAGGTCTTCTTTGGAGACCAATTGGATTTGGTCTTGCTTGTTGAAGCCGTAGCGGATCGCTAGCATGGCGTTCTTGAGCTGCGGATCGGGCGGAAGGGCACCGGTCTTGAGCCAGGCGCGGACTGCTCCGTACATGGCGGCGCGCTTGTTGGCGTAGCGTTCGCCTTGGGTGTCGAAGCTGACTCCGCTAATGTCATCCTTGCCTCCGAACTGGACACCGAGGACAAACAAGCGCTTCTCGCGGCATTGGTCGACTACACCGCCGCCGACTCCGCCTTCGTCGATGAAGATGCCGTCGGGGCGGTATTCGTGGAATATATCGAATATTCTGTTAGAAAGTTCAACAGTTGAGAGACCGTTGTACGATCGTCGGTCAATAGTTCTAGCATCGCGGCCTTTGCGGGAGAAGATAACGGAGTTGTTGGCGCCGAAGCGTGCCACATCCACTCCGATAGCGAGGGGAGTCTCTCTATCAACATATGGTGTCTCCCTAGACATTGCCTCGTCAATCTCAAGGGCCGAGAAGAACTCCAGCATACCCTTGAGGGGGAACTGGCCTAGCCAGCGGACTCGAATAATATCGTTGTCGAGTCCGCCGTAGGCTTTGATCTTGCCGTCAATGTAGCGCTTGTCGGTGATGCGAACGGTGCGAGAGTCGATCTGACGATGAGACCACTCGCCGGCGAATCGGCCACCGTCGAAGCACTCGCGGAACATGCCGATGTTTTGGGTTGGGTTGCCGAAGGCTAGGAAGATTCGCTGGGTGTCGATGTCCGACATGGCACCACCGGCGGTCTCCCAGATTTTGTCGGCGATCTCGGAGGCCTCGTCAAAGATGATCAGGCAGCGCTTGCCTTGGTTGTGGAGGCCTTGCCAGGCGGCCGGGTTGGTCTTGGACCAGGGGACCATGTCGATGCGCCAGGTAAGGGCGCGTTCGGGGTCGAGGGTGAAGAGGGCTGTGGCGGTGAGATTAAAGTGATCTCGAGCAAAGAAGCACAGGTTGAACCATTTTGCCGCCTCTGCCCAGGTCTTAGTCTTGAGCTGCGTCTCGGTATTGGCAGTTATGACCCCGCGGCAGTCTGGGTAGGTGCAGAAGGCCCAGAGTATAATCCAGGCCACAGTCGCTGACTTACCGATACCATGGCCCGAGGCAACTGCGATCTGAATGGCTTGATCGATGGGCAGGCCGGCTTTGATCTGGCCCATCAGTTCCTTGGACCATTCGTCGGGTCCGTCGAACTTGGCCAAGGATGTGCCTTCCTCGCCCCATGGGTAGGCACCCATGGTGAAGGCCAGGGGATCATCCTTGACGCTGGAGAGCCAAGCAAGGAGTTCGTCGTTCATGGAGTTAGTAACCGGTGCACTGGAGTTTAACGGTGTGGCTGGCAGTAAAGGGGCCGGCGGCCGGAGTGGTACCAATGGTAAAGGTGGTAAGGGTAACAGAGTTGACCGTGTCGGCAGTTTCTTGGATTTGGCTTGCGCCGGCGATAGCTTCGTCGAAGGCCGAGCAGACCCAACCATTGGCTGCGGTGGGCATGCCGAGGACTGCGGTGTTAGTACAGGAGCCGGAGCCGGTGGTGAAGGTAAAAGCAGCTGTGCCGTTGGTGGTGCCGATCGCTCCGACGCAGGCACCGGAGGTGAAGGTCGGGGCGGTGGCGGAGATGAGGACGTGGGGGGTAGCTTGAGGGCCGAGGGCTAGACCGACTGAGGTGGAGAATAGGCCAGCTGAGTTGATTGTTGCGGCGTCAGTGTTGGAGTTGTTGGCGACGAAGTGGATGGCGTTGGCGCCGTAGGTACCGATGGCGAGATCGCCTGAGGCAGCGTAGAGGTAGGTTTCGCTGGCGAGGTTGAAGCCGCCGGTACCGATCCAGCCTGAGGAGTTGATACCGAAGTCGCCGTAGTAGGTGTTGGAAGAACCAGAGTTGTTGCTGACGATGAAGTCGGCAGAGGCAGCGGCACCGGCGTTGGTGTTGTTGCTGATGACTTGGTTGTAGCTGTTGACGTTGTTGTTGAAGCTGGCGGAGATGCCGATGTCGGAATAGGTAAGTGCACCGCCGACGGCAAGCTGGCCGCTGGAGTTAGAGTTGTTAACTCCTGCGCCTGTGATGGCTAGAGTGGGAAGAGTTAGGTTGCCGATTGGGCTGGTGGAACAGGAAGGGATGCCGGCGGCGGAGAAAACCAAAAGCCCACCGGCGCATGGGTCAATCCAGGCAGGTTGGTTGTTTTGGATGGTGAGGATGCTGCCGGCAAGTTGACCGCTGGTGATGGGGGTTTGGGCTAGGACTGGAGTTAAACCCAGCAACAAAAAGGCTAGCCAGAGATGTTTGATCATTGGTAGTGTCCTAGTTATTTATAATTGGCCTCTGCATCGCGACAATCTGATTGAGATAGGCCGTTGGCGTGTTGGCTGGCCAAGCGCCGAGCTTGCGATACCAATAACCGTTGGCGAAGGCGAAGGTGTTTTTGGCGTAGAGCGTTCGCGAGATTGCCCCGGTCGCGATGCTTTGGCGCTCGACGATGATCGGGCTTGTAACCGCGAGGGAAGCGAGAAGCCCGGTCACACCGATTGTATCTGCCGAGCGTGACGCGCTCGACGCGCTCGTAATGATGCGCGAGGTCGCAAACGATCCAGCTTCAACCTGTGGATACGCTGTTGATGTCAAGCTCGTATCTGTCGCGACAAGGCTCGTCGTGGCGCTGGTCTGCGTCGCTTGCCTGAGCGTGTTAGCCGCACCCGTTAGGGTCGCCGTGAACGCCCCGGTGAATGCCTGTGTGCCGGTTCCTAGAATGCTGCCGGTGTATTGAGTGGCGTTGGCGACGGTAATCGTCTGCGTCGCAGGCACGCCGGAATTGAGGTAGAGATTCGTCGCTGCCGCTTCGTCACGAAGGCCAGACGCTGGGGCGCCAACTCCAAGCGCGCCAATATCAAACGCCGGGCCGTAGTAGGCCGCGGAAGTTGTGATGGTCTGGTCGCCAGCGGGGCGCTGGGAGAGAGAGGTTTCGTAGGTAATAGCAGAGACCGACGCCAGCCACATACTCCACGTTTTAGACCCATCGCTGGGTGCACTTGGCTGGAATGTTGATGACGGTGACCCCTGACTGACTACATACCCAACTGTTGACCCTGCTGTTCCTATAACCCACGCCAAGTAGGACCCATTAATTGCGGTATTTGAAATTCCAGATGTAATATACCCAGCTGAACCGTTCGCGCCAGATCCTACTATCGTGGGAGTCGTCGTGGACGTATCTATTACTATGCCAAATTGGCTGGTGTTCGGGCCAAGCCCAAACGCTAAATATCGGCGCGTTCCGGGTTTTATGTAAATGAATGCGATGTATTTCTTACCTGCTACAAGGGTCGGAATAGACATCGAGTAAAGTGAATGATTTGAAGTGCCAGTGCTTTCTGTAACAAGGCACATCGTGTTTGTGCCGTTTGGCGCAATACTATTGTTCGATGACTGTGTTGTTGTTCCGGAATTCGTGTCCCAAGCTGACTGAAGCGTATTGTCAAGTTGAAGCTGGTTCGCCGCATACGTCACCATCCCCGTCGCGTCGGTGATCGTCCGCAGCGACGGGCCGGAATAGGTGTAGAGGCTCGACGGCAGGGTCGAGTTGATCGCGGTGAAGTCGGTGTAGACGGCGGGCGCATATCCCGAGAACAAGACCACCTTCTGCCCCGGCGTCAGCGCCTCCGCAGGCGCAAGCAGCCCGAGGGTCAGGCCAAGGATGGCGAGGAAGGTGCGGAGGGAGGGCATCAGTGGACTACCTCAGGCGTGAAAGAGACGACCTTAGAAGCGCCTGTGACGCCGGAGCCGGTAGTGGCTGTGGCTGTCCAATAGATGGAAGTGGGAGTGGAAAGGTTGAGGGCTAGAACATTGCCAACGGAAATGCCACATTCACCGTAGACACCGTCGCCGTACTCAGCGGACATAACGCAGGTGAAGGTAGCAAGGTGGAAGTCAGTGTTGGTAGCGGGAAGATAAGTACCCCGATCACCATTGGTGAATGTTGGAGCAGCAGACCAGAGGTCGATGGTAATGGTTTGGCCGCCCCAGGCGGTGGAGGTAGAGTCGTTGATTTGAAGTTGGCCACGAGAGATGATAGTGGAAAGGCCGAGGTCTTGGAGGGTGAAACTAGGAACCAGTACCGAACCGGCCGTAGCAGAGTTGGCCATGAGTTGGCCAGCAGAATAGGCGGTGGTTGTGCTAGGAAGGGTGAAGCTGGAGAGGTTGGGAATGCCGGCAGCAAAAGCCAGGTTTATATAGAAGAAACTCCCCAGAGCCAACATGTAGGCTAAGCCCGAGGAAACCCACGAGGCTCTGGGGAGTCTTCGCCGCGGGTGGTGTACCGGCGGAAGGGCCAGTCTTGCGGCGAAGGGGGTCATTGGTCAATCTCCAGGATTTGTTTGGCTTTGTTGGAGCGATGGATGGCTTGCTCTAGGCGAGCAGCGAAGCCGACGTTGATGTTGACAGCGGTGGTGTGCTTGCCGTAGCCGAAGCGATCCATGCGATCGGCAGTGAGGCGAGCGAGGTCGCG